ATATTGTTATGCACCTTCTTAACAAAGCAGGATTGTTAGAGGATAATTATTACACATACGGTGAATATACTGATTTACAAAAGGAAAAAACAAATAGAGATAGCAAAATTTTTTTTAACGGTTCGACTCAATTTGATACTTTATCTGATGCTCTGCACAATTACGAAGTCGAAAAGCATCATATAGAAATACAAGAGACGCCAAGTGGTAATAGATATCTTGATTTACAATACAATGAAAAATTAGATATGTATTATAAATCCTGCAGGATAGGGGTTGTGATAGAAGATTATTTTTTAATAGGAAAAGAGGATAAATTTGTTTATCATAAACTTTTTAATATTGCCACTGAAAAGACATTTCATTATGTATTTTTAAAAAAACCTTTTGTAGTATTCCAATGTAAAAATTTTTTACGCAATTTTAGAAAACTAGGGTTTGAGACATTTTCTCCATTTATAAATGAAGACTACGATGATATAGAAGATGATATAGAAAGGTTTCAAGCAATAATATTAGAAATGCAAAGAATAGCAAATTTATCAGAAGCAGAAAAGAAAAACCTTTTAAGAAATTTAGGACAACGTTGTAATCATAATTTTAGCCTTATGTCAGAAATGTATAATAAAAATCAACTAATACTATAAATAGTTAAATAATATAACTACACACAGGAGACATATAAATGATAGTTAATTCTCATAACGATTGGGACCCATTAGAGGAAATAATCGTAGGACATGCTCACCACAGCAGAATAGCAACTGACATTTCAGCAAGAAGTTTCAGTTATGCACCTTTTAAGAAAGAGGATGTAGAAAAATTAGAAGGCACATACCCGCAATGGGTAATTGATGAAGCCAATGAAGATGCAGACGGACTAGCGGACACACTTACAAAAATGGGTGTTAAAGTACACCGACCTTCTATAGTCGATTGGGATAATGTTAATTATGATATTGGACAAGGTTGGAATACCAAAGGCTGGTATAGTTGGTGTCCTCGTGATTTAATACTACCATTAGGGGATATGTTAATTGAAACACCTACTCCTGTTAGAGCAAGATACTTTGAAGCAAAACAATTATATAAAGATATTATGTATGAAGCATTTGAAGATGGTGCATTATGGTTAGAAGCACCTAAGCCAAGATTACACGATGACATGTTTCAGTTTGAGGATATCGTAGACAAAGCAACACTACTTGATCATGAGATATGTTTTGATGCTCCAAATATTGTAAGAGTTGGTAGAGATTTATTATATCAAGTAAGTAATTCAGGAAATATGAAAGGCTTTAAATGGTTAAAAAGATTATTAGAACCAATGGGATATAGATTACATTATAGTGAACTGTATAGTTTTGCACATTTTGATAGCACTATTGTTCCACTAAGACCAGGATTAGTATTAATGAATAGTAGTAGGGTAACTCCTGAAAACTGTCCTGAGATATTTAAATCATGGGATAAAATTTGGTTTGACGATTGTGTGGTACAGGGAAGTAAATTAGCAGACGAAGGCTACATGCCACCTTGTTCTCCATACATTGGAATGAATCTACTAAGTGTAGATGAGAATACAGTTATCTTAGACTCAGCACAAGAGCCTCTGATGCGTGAACTAGACAAGTACGGTATAGATAGTGTACCTGTACAGTTTAGACATTCTATGACGCTCTCTGGCGGTATACATTGTGCTACTTTAGATCTTAGACGTAAAGGTACGTTAGAGAGTTACTGTGATTAAATATGGACACATAGATAACTATGGAATTACTCATGAACAAATGAGTCAGTTAAACTTTGACGATTACTCCCAGTGTTATCAACAGACACCTGCTGTAGAACAATATTATACAGAACATAATAGTAGTATATGGCAGATGTTTGAGACCTCACCACAATGGGTACATGACTTATCTAAAAAAATACCACAAGACTTTGATCATCATGTTGTTAGTGTAATTAATATTCCACCAGGACAAACTATTCCGCATCATGTTGACAAACATTTTAAACTTAAACAAGAGCATGGCGAAGGCGAAAGTTATCGTTACTTGATATTTTTAGAAGATTGGAAACGTGGACACTATTATGAAGTACACGATCAGCCTTTTGTTAAATGGAAAGCAGGTGAATGGGTAAAGTTTGGAATAGACGATTGGCACATAGCAGGTAATATGGGAGAACAACCTTTTTACTCTGCACAAATTACTGTTTTAAAAAAATGATTAAAGGAAAAATAGATCTTTCCTGGCTAGATGAAAGAGAATTATATTTAACAAAGTTTGTTGAAGAAACAAATACGGTTTGGTCAGGTGGTTACTGGAAAGATAATAATATGCCTGTACCGGATTACCCAGGCGACGGGCCAATTGTTTTACAAACATACGATGATTTTGCCCCAATGTGGGCACATAAGATTAAAGAAATGTTTTCTTTTGTGGATTATTCTATGGTGACAGTAAATTGTATAAAGCCCGGAAGATTTATAGGACCACACATAGATAAATTTTTTAGACTTAACGATTTAGCAGAATTAAATAAATGGGACATAAAAGGAAAAATACCTGTAAGAGTAAATGTTTTCTTACAGGATAAAGTAATGGGACATTTTTTAGAAATAGAAAATCAGTCTTTTACTACATACGAAAAGGGTGATTATAGTTTTATCTTAAAGGATCAAGTACATTGTGTCAGTAATGTAAGTAATATAAATAGATACACATTACAGGTAACAGGGTACGCAAAAACAAAGGACATACAATGAGAATATTTATAACAGGCGCAGACGGTTTTATAGGTTCAGCAATGGTAGAAAGACTAAAAGACAATCATGAATTAGGTTTTTTAGAATATGATTTAAGAGATCACATACAGGTAAAGGCACAATTACATGATTTTAATCCAGATGTTATAGTACATTTGGCGGCAAGAACAGAAGTACAAGATAGTTTTTATGAACAAATTGTATTCTCAGAAGTGAACTATGTAGGCACAGTAAATTTAATTGAGTCGGCTTCTACACTCCCTAACTTAAAAAACTTTGTATTTGCAAGTACAATGGAAGTATATGGTTGGCAACCAATCAGTGATTTAATCAGAGACGGGTTAGAGGACGAAATATTTGCCTTTGATGAGGAAACACAACCTAATCCAAACGCCCCCTACGCCGTTGCAAAATATGGCTGTGAAAAATACTTAGAGTATGCACACAGAAGTTTAGGTTTGCCTTTTACTGCTATTAGACAGACAAACGCATATGGCAGAAAAGATAATGACTTCTTTGTAACTGAACAAATAATTACACAAATGCTAAAAGATCCTAATGAGATTAATTTAGGATATGGTGAGCCATATAGAAACTTTATTTACATAGATGATTTGCTTGATGCATGGCAACAAGTAATAGAAAATCCTGATAAGTGTCAAGGAGAGATATTCTGTATTGGGCCTGAAAATGCAATTAAAATTAAAGACTATGTAGATATGATTGCAGAAAAATTAGACTGGAAGGGAACAGTAAATTGGGATACCAAACCACCAAGACCAGGTGAAATTTATATTCTTAATAGCACAAACAAAAAAATTACTTCTAAATTAGGATGGTCTCCTAAAGTAGAACTTAGTGATGGGTTAGATAAAACCATCGCAGTTTGGAAAGATATTATAGAAAATGAAAAACCTCATAATCATGATATGCCTCACAGGAAATTTTCTAAAGGAAAATAATGTACTATGACCTCCGTATCTCTTGTACAAGTTAATTTTCAGACAGGACCGCATCATTTAAACAGTTATTATTTGCCTTATAGTGTAGGCGCTCTATGGTCTTTTGTAGAGCAAAACAAACGAATAAAAGAAAATTATGATATATCTAATATAATTTTTAGACGTGAACCTCTAGAAGATTTAATCTTAAAACATAAAGATACGGATATTGTATTGCTAAGTTTATATATCTGGAACAAAAACTATTGCTTTAAATTAGCAGAGAAATTAAAAGAAGCATATCCAGATATAATAATTCTTATGGGCGGTCCTGAATTACCATGGAGGAACGATGACTTCTTTGAAAAATATCCTTTTATAGATAGTATAGTTATAGGAGAAGGAGAACTAGCATTACAGCATATTTTATTACAACATCTAGATGGCCAAGAAATTGATAAAGTTAATAAATTTGAAAGAATGAAAGAATTAGACTTACCTAGTCCTTATCTAAATGGAATGTTTGATCAATTAGTTAAAGAACATACAGATATAGAATGGGTTCCTACTATAGAAACGGACAGAGGATGTCCTTACAGTTGTACTTTTTGTGACTGGGGTAGTGCAACTGCAAGTAAAATGTATAAATTTTATTTTGATAGAATAGATTTAGAACTTGATTGGATAGCAAAACATAAATTACCGTACCTTTCTCTAACATCAAGCAATTTTGGAATTTTTAAAGATAGAGATGTTAAGATTGCAGAAAAAATAGTAAAACATAATAAAGAAACCGGGTGTCCTAACGGATTGAGCGTAAGTTATGCCAAAAATAGTAATGATACAGTAGTAGATATTGTTAAAATGTTTACAAATGCAAAAATACAGACTGGTGTTACCTTAAGTTTGCAAACAACAAGTGATCATGTTTTAGAAAATATAAAAAGAAAAAACATGAAGATAAATTCCATTACTGAAGTTACTGATCTTGCCAATAAAAATCATCTTCCGGTACTAACAGAATTAATTTTAGGAATGCCCGGAGAGGACAGTATCTCTTGGCGTAATACTTTAGAACAAGTAATACAGAATAATATTTTAAATTTAGATGTTTATTTCTTACAACTATTAATAAATTCTCCAATGTATGTAAAACAAATTAAAGATTATAATCTTCAAACGTTTGAAGCATTTGATTTCTTTTACGGTGTACACACAGGTGATTTTTTAGAAGACAGAAAAATTGGGATAGCAGAATCTATAGAAGTAATACAATCAACAAATACATTTAATAAAGAACAACTTATAGATGAAAGTATATTTACATGGTTTGTATTAGGTTTTAACATGTATGGTATTTCAAATATATTATCTAAATATTTATTTGATACAACTAATTATTCTTATATGGAATTTTATCAATCTTTATATGAATCCTTACTTAAAGAAGACAAATATTTTTCAACTTGGATTAAACAAATAAAAGATGGTATTTATAGATGGCAAGACACTGGATATATGGATGCTGATATCGGAGGACTTAGTATTCAGGGTTGGCAGTATTTCCATTCTCTCATGCCAATTATTCAAAATAATGATTTAGTTGACCATTATATAAATTTTGTTGCTGATCATTTTAGTAACAAAGTTGACGAAAAAGTACTAAATGACTATAAAAAACTATCTAAACATCAAATTAAACAGTTTAATAGATATATAACTTACGAAAAAATACTAGAATTAGAATCTGGTGCTTTTGGAGAAACTGTAAAGATAGTTGATAGATTCAATCAGTTTCCTAAAAATATAACAGAACATTTAGAATTTCTATTTTTTGGCAGACGTAGAAGTTGGCACATGAATATAATTCTTGACAAATAGAACAAAGTTTGTTAGAATTGTTTTTTTAGGAAATTTATGGAAAGTTATATAATAGCAATAGTATTCATTCTAGCAAATACTTATTTTTCATTTAAAGCAGGTGAGACAACTGGTAGATTTGAGGGTATGATCAGTATTACTCAATTTTATAAGGACAAAAATGTTTTAAAAGATAAAAAGAAAATATTAGGGTTTAAAAAATGGCCCCTGCCTATACAAGTATTATATGGCAACCCAGACCCAAAGTTTTTTAAGGAATAGAATGGCAAGAAGAAAGAAGCAAAGAAGTACATACTTATTAAAAGAACCTAATTGGAAAGAACTTTCTTTGATTACAGATTTAGAAAACCGTAAAAAGGCAATTAGTAATGCAGAATATTTTGTGCATTATGAGATATCCACAAAACAAAAACAAGAGGCAATGATCAAATGGATCAAACAGGAAAGTGGATGGGACAAAAACGATATTAAATTTATAGTATCTATAGATAAAGGATACTTTTCCTCTATGGGTAAAACAGCATGGACATCTAATAAATTAGGATATTGGCCCGAAGGCATTATAGATTACATACACGAAAAATGTAAATCACACTGGTTACAATTAGGTAAAAAATATTACGTTGAAAAACAAGAAAAGTCTAAAGACAAAGCAACTAAAGTAATAAGCATACAACAAAGAATGCGTGAACAGGTATCCTCTTTGTGCGGTTCATGGGAATGTAAACTAGATGAGTTTATAGAAAAGGAATCGTTTGATTTAAAAGAATTCGATCCCTATAATGATATGAGAGCATACCAACCTGCTATAAAACCAGCACATGCTAAAATAATAAAGGATTTATATAATAAAGAATTATCAGAAGCTCAAGAAGTTGTGGACTGGAACGACCCTGATATTAAAGAAGGGTATTCTCATTTTACAGTTAAGATGCGTAAAGGCCAGTTAGAGTTTTTCGAAAAAATACAAACAGCATGTGATACCTTAATAGATACAGGTAAGGCAATTCGTAAACCTAGAAAACCTAAGCCTATAGATAGAGACAAACTTGTAAAGAAATTAAAATATCAAATTAATGATAGTGATCTTGGTATTGCTAGTATTAATCCTGTTGATTTAATTGATGCATCAGAACTATGGGTGTATAATACTAAATCAAGAAAGTTAGGAATATATAAAAAAACAGAGTTAAGTATAGGACTTTCAGTTAAAGGCACAAGTATAAAGGATTTTAATACAGAAACCAGTTTCCAAAAGACATTGCGTAAACCAGCCGAACAGATCAAAGCAATAAAAAATTCTACTAAAGCAAAGATTGGTGTTTATTTTGAAGATATTAAAACAACACCAACAAAATTAAGTGGTAGAATAAATGATACTACCATACTTTTAAAGGTTTTTTAATTAAAATTAGATAAATAGTAGTATGCCAATAGATCAAATAGGATATAAAAGTAGAGAAGAACTTATTAAAGAGATACAACTACGTCTGGCTGATGGTATTGTTGATGTTGAATTAGACAGAGCACATTATGATGTAGCCATAGATAAGTCTTTAGCAATTTATAGACAACTAAGTGCTGGTAGTGTTGAAGAAAGTATAATATTTTTTACAACACAAGATGGCGTAACTGAGTATACATTACCAGATGAAGTAATGGAAGTAAGAAGACTTTATCGTAGAGGTATAGGCTCTAATAGTGGCGGCGGAACAAACTTCGATCCATTTGACGTTGCATTTAATAACATGTATATGCTACAAGCAGGACAAGTAGGTGGACTAGCAGTATTTGATGCCTTCTCACAATATAAAGAAACAATTGGTAGAATATTTGGAAGTGAATATAATTTCCTTTGGAATAGAAATACTAAAAGATTAAAGATATTAAGAAACGTTAGGCATGAAGAAGAAATTGCAGTAGGCGTATATAACTTTATACCGGAAAGTATTTTATTAAAAGACGTTGGTTCTAACCCATGGTTGGCCGCTTACGCACTAGCACAATCTAAAATGATGCTAGGAGAAGCAAGAAGCAAATACACCAGTGGGCTTCCAGGAGCCGGTGGTGCAATACAGTTAAATGGTGATGCCTTAAAAGCAGAAGGACAGACAGAAATAGAAAGCCTTAAAGAAAGACTGCATAATATGGAAGAAGGTAATACTCCTCTAGGATTTGTGATAGGATAATGATAATAGGTATTTGCGGTTTTATAGGCAGTGGCAAAGATACAGTTGCTAATATGTTTGTAGAACGTGGATGTGTTCATGACAGTTTTGCGGCACCCCTTAAAGATTTATGTTCCAGCATTTTTGGTTGGGAAAGATCTATGCTGGAAGGCGATACTATTGAAAGTAGAGATTTCAGAGAAACATCTGATATGTTTTGGACTAGAAAATTAGGCGTACCGAACTTTACTCCTAGACTAGCATTACAACTTTTAGGTACGGAAGTTTTAAGAAATCACTTTGATCAGAATATTTGGCTAAACAGTTTAGAATACCGTATAAGAAAACAAATAGAAAATGCTCCATGTACAGTTGTAAGTGATGCGAGATTCAGAAATGAATTAGATCTTATAAAAGAAATGGGCGGTGTTATCATTTGGGTGCAACGTGGAGAACTACCTGAATGGTTTGAAACAGCAAAGACGGCACACGAAAACGTTGTAAGCAGAAAGATAATGCAGACAAAATACAGAGACGTTCATGAGAGTGAGTGGAATTGGGCAGGCTACCCAGTTGATTACGTTATAGATAATAATGAAACCCTCGAAGATCTAGCCAAACAAGTTGAAAGTATCAGAGATTGGAAAACTGGTAAGTTTCAACAAACACTTAAAATAGTTTAATACCAACTAATACCTCTAAATTCCGTAAATACGGCGTAATTACATATTTTGATAAATAAGTGTATACGACAACGTATCTAATATATTAGGAGAAAAATATGGCAACATTAGTAAGTCCTGGTGTTAGCATTAGTGTATCAGACGAGAGTTTTTATGCTCCGGCTGGAACAGGTTCAGTTCCTTTAATCGTAATAGCAACTGCTCAAGATAAGAGTAGTCCAGACGGTTCAGGTACTGCAGGTTATACAACTTCTGCAACAGCGGGTAAATTATACAAAATTTCAAGCCAAAGAGAATTATTACAAACATATGGTAATCCAACATTTAAATCAAGTGGCGGAACTCAACTACACGGTGACGAAAGAAACGAATACGGCCTATTAGCCGCATACAGTTTCTTAGGCGTAGCCAATAGTGCATATGTTTTAAGAGCAAATGTAGATTTAGACGCATTGGCACCTAGTGCTACAGCACCTACTACAGCACCAGCAGATGGTTCATATTGGTTAGACACAACATCTACAGTCATCGGTATTAAAATACATGATGGTACAAATTGGTTAAACAAAGTAGCAAAAACAACTGAAGCATCAGATTTAGAATCTAATGGAAAACCAAAAATTGCTTTTGGTAAAAAAGATGATTTTGCAGTAGTTTATACAGATAATGCAGGTGTTACTCAAGCAATATTCAAAGTATACCAAAAAACATCAAACAGTACTTGGGATTTAATTGGGTCCAACGATTGGAACACCAATACATCTACAGCATATGCTGAAATTGGTTATAACTATCAGTTACCAGCAACTAGATCAGGCGGCGGTGCCTTACAATCAGGTGATGTATTTGTAGCAATTAATGAACCAAATAACGGAAGTACATTTGGATTAAAATTATATAGTGCTAGTGCAAATCAGTTTGCATCAGTAACTTCTTTTGCTGTTAAATCAATGCAAGAAGCATATGCAGAAAGCAGACACGGTACAACACCTTTAGTCGGTGATATCGTTATTGATGTATCAGGTGATGGCACTAATGCAAAGGATGGTCAAGCAACATTTGAATTAAAAAGACATAACGGCGGAACAACAGTAACAGCAGAAAGTAGTGCTAACGTAAGTGTATTAGACCTTACATCACACACTGGTGATGCTGTAAGTATTTACATGAGAGTCAATGACGGAGCCAATGTCGCTGTTAAATTTAGAACAGATGGCGATGCAGACGGTAATGCAAGTGTTGATGATATGATTACAGATATAAACTCAGCAATTAGTAATGCAAATGCATCTTTATCTAATACAGCAAATGTTATTGCAGTAAATAATAATGGTAAAATTAAAATTACCAACTCTGATAATAAAGATATCTTGCTATGGAACGGTAACGTTGCAGGATTTGGTCCAGCACAACTTAACTTAACAGCAGATGATCCTTACAGTAACTTTAAAGCATTAAGTTTCACAGCAAAAAGTACAGCAATAACAGGTACTTTAGCAGACGGAACATTATGGTATGACTCAGTTGTAAGTGCAGACAATGTAGATCTTTTAGAAAATGATGGAACCAACGGATGGCAAACATTTTCAGGTGATGTTCAAATTAAAACAACAGTACCAACTAAGAAAGCAGATGGTGTAAGCAGTTTATCAAACGGCGACGTATGGATTAGCGGTAGTGATTTAGAAAACTATCCAAAAATTTATAAGTATAGTACAGCATTAACTGGCTGGACACTAGTTAATAGTGCAGATCAAGACAGCCCAGACGGCGTTATATTTGCTGATTTTAGATCAAGTACAGCAGGTTCTATTCTTAGCGGGGCACCATCTAGTAGTACTTCACCAGTAGGAATACTTGGTTGGAACAAAGCACTTAGTGGCGGTAATGTTAAGAAATGGAACTCATTACTTTCATACTGGCAAGATGCAAGTGGTAACAAGTCTGATGGCTCACCTTACATGTTAAGAAAAGCACAAAGGCAAATGATTGTTAAAGAACTTCAATCAGCAATAACAAGTAATCAAGATATCAGAAACGAAACTAATAGATTTAATATTGTTTCTGTTCCTGGATATTCTGAACTTGCAGATGAAATGATTGCATTAGGTGTAGATAGAAAGAACACAGTTTTTAGTGTTATAGACTCACCATTTAGATTGGCTTCAGATGCTACAAGTACAAGTGCTTGGGCAAACAACAGTAACCTTGCAGGTGAAAACGGCGAAGACGGTTTACTAGCAAGTGATCCTTATGCGGCTGTATATTATCCACACGGACTATCTACTAATCTAGATGGAGCAAGTGTGTTTGTACCAGCATCACATATGGCATTGAGAACTATTGCATTTAATGATCAGGTGGCTTTCCCATGGTTTGCACCAGCAGGATTCCAAAGAGGTCTTGTAAGTAATGCATCTAATACTGGATACATTGATGGAGCAACAGGCGAATTTGTACCAGTAGCATTAAATGAAGGTCAAAGAGATAGTTTATATACTGATAAAATTAATCCAATTGGGAATTTCCCAGGAAGAGGAATTGCAGTATTTGGACAGAAAACTCTTAACCCGGTATCAAGTGCATTGGATAGAGTAAACGTTGCAAGACTAGTTGTTTACCTACGTGAACAATTAGATGACGCAGTTAAGCCATTCTTGTTTGAACCAAATGACGAAGTAACTAGAGCAAATGCGAAAGTAGTTGTAGATAGATTGCTTGGTGAACTTGTTTCTCAAAGAGGTTTATTTGACTTTATCACAGTTTGTGATACTTCAAACAATACTCCAGCAAGAATTGATAGAAATGAATTACACATTGACATTGCTATACAGCCAGTCAAAGCAGTTGAATTTATTTATATTCCAATTAGAATCCAAAATACATTGGGCTCAACAGCATAAGTATAGTAACTTAAACATTAAAAGGGCGGTTTTTACTGCCCTTTTTTGTGTCAGAATTAAAACTAGAGTTAATTATTTTAGCCGTATAATGATAAATATTGTTATATAAAAGAGCTCTTTAGGAGAAGAAAAATGGCAGTATCAAGTGCAACAACAGAAACCAAAAGTAAATTTGGTGTTCCGGTAACAGGACAAACTGGTTCCGGTATTTTAATGCCGAAATTAAAATATAGATTTAGAGTAAGTCTATTAGGTAACTTCGGTGGAAATACAGAAACTAAAGTTTTAACTCAAAATGTTCAGTCTGTAAGTAGACCTAAAATTACTTATGAAGAAGTAATGGTAGAAAGTTACAACTCAAGAGTTTATCTACAAGGTAAACATGCTTGGGAACAAATCACTTTGACTGTAAGGGACGACATCACAAACCAAGTTGCAAAACAGGTAGGTGCACAGGTTCAAAGACAGTTAAACCACTTCCAACAATCAACACCTGCTTCAGGTAGTGATTATAAATTTGACATGCAAATAGAAATATTAGACGGTGTCAATGCAGGTGCAAGTGAAGTTTGGTTCTTAGAAGGATGTTTCTTACAAAATGTTGACTACAGTGAATCAGATTATTCTGCAAATGACCAAGTAACAGTAACTATGCAAATTAGATACGACAACGCGGTACACTTTGAAGGTGATAATGATATTAACGGTAGAACAGTAAGTGGTAATCCTTTCCCAGATACAGTAGGAACAGGCACAACAACTTTAGGTTAATCTAAGAGACTAACATGAGGTTTCTTAAGTTTGGAGGCAATCGGAAATTCTTTGCAAGGGATTTCCGGAATGCCTATCAATTTCGTCCAGACATCGCGCCACCTAGACAAAAGTTTCAGGGGTATGTAAATTTTGTTATTAACAGAGATGTAGGCGAATTAGGCAATACCGTAGATGGCAAAAATTTTAGAACTAGAATAAGTTCCTTAATTAAAACAGCAACACTTCCAGATGTTGGTTTCAAAACAGAAACTAAAAATAAATATAACAGGAAAAAAATTGTACAAACAGGTTTAGAGTTTGGGCCCGTTAGTTTTACTGTTCACGATACAATCCAAAATGAGTGGCTAACATTGTTTATGAGATACTACTCTCATCTATATATGAATCCTAGAAATAAATTTTCAGGTGACGATCGTGATCCTGTAGCCTTTTTTAGATCTAGTAATCAATACTCTGAATCAAAACACGGAGTACAACCTAGTACTAATCAAGCATATGACAGTGATGCTTTTGGATTTAATGTTTCTGAAACACCATATTTCTTTGAAAGAATAGATTTCATTTTATATCACGGTAATAAAGGTGTACAGTATTCTGTTACTAATCCTGTAATGAATAGAATTAGATTTAGTGAAATAGATTATAGTTCAAGTGAAATTATGGATTTTCAAATGGAGTTTGATTTTGAAAACTTCACAACATCGAATAAATTAAATTTTGATCTAACAGAAACTGATTTAGAAAGATTTGAAACTATTAGTAAAGCAGAAAATTTACCTGGCTTTGCAAGTGGTACAAGGAAACCAGTAGCCTTGGAAAATCCTGTAGATTTAAAAGTTACAGGCGATTCTACAGAACAGAGAGCAAGAGCTTTTCAGGCTTTAAGTAGAGTAAACGAAGTAATAGATGATGGTAGTGACACTAACTTAGTTGAAACATATACAGGAGAACCTGTGTTAGGCGGAGAGGGTAGCGATAAAGGATGGCTTAATGGCTTCTTAGAAGATAATCCTTTTGGAAGAATAGTAGATAGAGCGATTGGTGCCAAAATAAATGGGCAAGATCCAGAAATTGCAGGGCAAGATGCATTAAAAGATGAATTAATAAATGCAGTAAATGTCAATAGATGGACAAATAAAGGTAGTTAAATATGAGTACCAGTCTATATAACACATTTGGAAACGAGTTAAGATACGATGTATTGCAATCTACATTAACAACATTTTTAGACAATGCAACCATAAAATTTCCATTACCAGAAGCAAGTTCCGAAATACTAGGAAATATTCAAGATAATCTAGATACACTTAATCCTGAACTCTATGTTCAAATAAAAACCAGATTACAAAAAATTGGGTTCCAAGAAGCAAATGCAAATGCTTTGTCTATAGTCTTATATAGAGTAGCAGAAAATTTAAATATAAATCCTTTAGAATTTTTTTCTATAAATGAAAATACTTTAAAAATTACTAAAGATGCTTATGAGGCCATTAATGCTAAAAGGCCAGTGGGTAATAGAATTAATTTAGTGACACCTAAGAGTAATTCTGATAGTCCAGTAAGCAAATTCATAAAGAAATAAATGCCTAAATTCGCAAAAGGCAAATATGAGATATTAAATGCCAATAAATTTGTAGGCGGCAAGCCTCCTACCTATAGGAGCAGTTGGGAACTAGCATTTATGCGTATGTGTGATGCACACCCTAACATTACTAAATGGGCAAGTGAAAATGTAAAGATACCATATAGGAGCCCTCTAGATGGAAAGTATCATAATTATATTCCTGATTTTATGATACAATATACAGACAAAAATGGTGCTCAACATGTGGAACTTATAGAAATCAAACCTGCTAACCAAACTACATTAGAAAATGCTCGTAGTAAAGGGCAAGCCATACAGACACATATAAACGCCGCTAAGTGGACTGCGGCACAAGAATGGTGCAAACGTAAGGGTATACGGTTTAAAGTAATCAATGAAGATCAGATTTTCTCAAACAAAAAGCCTCGTAAGGCGAAAAAACGCATCTCTAAACCTAGAGTTAAATAAATACTAATATGACTAAAAAACTTGAAGAAGAATTTAATCTACCTCCTATCGAAGAAGTAACTAATACTGATGAGGAAGTTGTGCCTACTGTAGAAGAAACACAGGAAGTCATAGAGGAAGTACAAGGTGCTTTAAGTGTAAGTGAAAAAATTAATTTAGCATTTAAAGAAGTTAAAGGTTTAGAAAGCCACGAAGTTGAAATGAATGACATAGCCAAAAAGGCTATAGACAGTTATGAACAACTAATGCAATTAGGCATGAATGTAAGTGATATGGCGGCTGGTAAAGTATTTGCAGAAGCAAGTAATATGTTAAAGATAGCCTTAGATGCCAGTGATGCTAAAACAAAAGCAAAGTTACAACAAATAGATTTGATGCTTAAAAAAGCAAGAATTGATAAGTTTGATAATAAGGGTACAGAAGCAGAGTCAGTTCAAGCAACAGTATTTGATAGAAACGATTTGCTAAAAATTATTAAAGGCGAAAATTAAGGCCTTACCCACTCACCTTTTTTAAAAACCACAACCTCACCGTATTGATCTAAAGTGTATTCTCCTTCAACAGGATTTTGAGGTTCTCTTACTTTTATTTTTGACATACAATTATTTAGCAGAAAATTTACAAGATGATAAATAAGTACTATAATTGGAGTTTTTTATGGAATTAAAACAATATATTTCAGAAGCATTTAGTAAAGAGTATGGCTTCAGAGTAAAAATTGCAGGAGACTGTGATACTAATACATTAGACATGCTAGAAAAATGTTTACAAAAATACAATCTTGTGAGTGCAACACCTTGGAAACGTACTCCTATAGAAGAAAATCCACAGGAATTTGTTAGAGCCAAAGGCGCAACATTTACTAGTGAAGTCTGTAGTAGTGATATTGTTCTTAAGTATCCAGTCAACGAAAGAATACTTGAAGTTTGGTTAGCAGTAAATTTAGGCTTAAACCATGAAAGAGTATTAGTTTACGGAGTTAAAGAACCAAGAAGAATAGAAAGCGAAATTGCTGAAATTAGACATGAGGAAGATAAAGACAGATATGTTTCAGAAGAAGATGCAGAATTAAACAAAGAAGAACAGGCACATTACGAAAATGAAAATGTGGATGTCGACTATAAAGAAGCATTTTTTGGTGAAGAGTTTAATAAAAAATTCCTAGAAGAACTACAAAAAATTAAAGATGAAAAAGGTGCTGATTATTTCAGAGCTTATCCAAGTAAAGATGAACTTATGGGCGATGACCTTAAGCAAATGCACGATGACCTTATGGGACAGCCAAATATGGGTAGAGGTGCAGAAAGCACAAAACAAGTTGATACTATTTCACAACACGGCTCAAGGAGCAGATAATGAAATCAGGTAATTTAATCGAAAACAATGCAGTTGCTACCGGTTCTAACATTATTAAAAAAAGTGTTGGGGGCGAAAAATCAGGACAAATGACAGCAAGAGCATTGGATCAAGTTGCAAAAGGCGGTCCTGTAAATAGACAATTTGTTGATGCATTACAACCTTATGCAGAAATTTTAAATAAAATTTTAGTTAATCCTATGCTTAGACAAAGATTCGAGCAAATGATAAAACAGTTAGGAAATGAAGTTCCAACTGAATCAGTTAACGAAGCAATGAGCGATGCTTATGGTGTTGTAAATGCGGAACCTGAAGAAGTAGACGGGCACGTTGCTTTCACACAATCAAAAAATACTGAAAAAGGTTCAGTAACAATTAACGCAAGTGGTGAAGACATGCAAGAACTTGCAAGAGTTTTAAAACTTGCAGGACTTACGTTGCCAAAAGATATGAATCCTGAAGAACCAGAAGCACATGATGAACCAGAAGCAGAAGAACCTGTACATATAGAAGTTCCTTCTGATGATGAACCTTGTGATGATTGTTCAGATGACGACGTATCATATAGTACTGATAAAGAGGTTTTAGTAAATTACCTCAAAGACAAGTTAGCAAAGCGACTTTCATAAATTTATGCTTACCGATCTATATGTAGACGGAACAAGTTATGCCTCAGGTTGGGGTAAAGGCCACGCAAGAAACTTATTTAAAACATCGGGTGCCTATTCCTGGGTAGACAGATTTTCAGAAATTACTAATTGTAACAATGTTTGGAATCACTCCTTAGTTGCAAAACCTTGCGATATGCAAGTATTTGATATACGAAACTTCTGCAATCAATACTACAATAAATTTAAAACATTTGATAAACTTTTTGTTATAGCAGAGTATTCTTATATTACATATAGAAGTATAGGAATAGTTAAGGCAAGAGAAGGTATATTTAAAAATCAAGATATTATTCCTGTAGTAATGGCAAAAGGAACAGAAGTGAATTCTAATGAAGCAGGAGGTTTTGGATATATCATACAATATGTAAGAAAGAGCGATGATTATTTAAATATACAAGAACCTTTATTTGTAAAGATACCAGAAGAACATATAGATCCTAATGATCTTAAAAGAGTTAACGAATTTGCAACACAATGGTTGCTAACAAGATTTACAAATTATATAGAACATTTAGATTATATGTATAAAAACCTATCCCTAATTAAAAACTTTTTAATTAAAAGAAATATTCCTTTTGTAATATATTCTGCCGCAGTATCTGATAATGCTCCAGAACAGCGTTTTATAGATCAAACTTTAAAAACATTAGCAAAAGATAAAAGGATTATTCCTTTAAAAGAGTTTTCAGGAAAATCCTTATCTTCAAAACATTCCATAGAAGAATATACAATACACCCTGATAAAATGGGACATATGGCTATCGCTGAACACTTATATGACTGGGTCTTAAAACACGATCTTACAAAAAAACCTAATTCCTCTATAATTTCAATATAAATAACTATTATGGCTAGAGGAACAGCAGATACCAGTCTGGTTAAACCCGGGTATAGTAAAACCGCATACACACCAGACACTATAGAAGATTTTAAAAATTGTGCAGATCCTGTGACTGGACCTTTGTACTTTATGACAAACCATGTAAAAATACAACACCCTACAAAAGGAGGTATATCATTTGATCCTTTTTCTTATCAGTTAGACCTAATAGAAAATTATAACAATTACAGATACAGTATTAACATGCTGGGCAGACAGATGGGTAAAACCACTGTGGCGGCAGGTTACTTACTTTGGTATGCAATGTTTAAACCAGATAGTACAATACTAGTTGCGGCTCACAAACAAGCAGGTGCTCAGGAAATTATGCAACGTATACGTTATGCATATGAAAGTGTACCAGATCATATCAGAGCAGGAGTCACAGAATACAATAAAGGAAGTTTAAGTTTTGATAACGGTAGTAGAATTGTAGCAAGTACAACAACTGAAAACACTGGTAGGGGTATGTCCTTAACCTTAGTATACTTAGATGAGTTTGCATTCGTACCACCTAGAATAGCCAGTGAGTTTTGGACTTCTCTTTCACCAACATTAGCAACGGGTGGTAAATGTATTATTACAAGTACGCCTAATAGTGATGAAGATACTTTTGCTATGATTTGGAATCAAGCAAATAAATTATTTGATGAACACGGTAATGAACAAGACTTGGGTGTGAATGGATTCAAACCTATGTTGGCAATATGGGATCAACATCCTGATAGGGACGCCGTGTGGGCAACAGAAGAACGTGGAAGAATAGGAGAAGAACGTTTTAGACGTGAACACGAATGTGAATTTGTTATATATGATGAAACACTAATAGACCCTTTAAAGTTAATAGATATGATTGGCACTAACCCTATAATAAAAATGGGGCAAGTTCGTTGGTATAAAAATATTTCACCTGAATGTATGTACATTGTAGGCCTTGATCCTAGTACAGGAACAGGTGGAGATAATGCCGCAATAGAGATATTAGAACTTCCTAGTATGATTCAAGTAGGTGAATGGCAACACAATAAAACTCCTATAGAAGGACAAATCAGAGTCATGATGGAAATCATGCAGTACATCAAAGAGCAAGGTGCTTACCAGATTTATTGGAGTGTGGAAAATAATGCTATTGGTGAAGCCGCTCTGGTTGTTATCAGAGACACAGGCGAAGAAAGTTTTCCAGGAGAAATGTTACACGAACCCAAAAAGATACAGGGTAAGAAAGGAAGACGCGGATATCATACCACTCACAAAAGTAAAATTGAATCATGTTTAACTTTAAAAAGATTAGTGGAACAAGATAAAATTATTTTAAAAAGTAAGGCTTTAGTAAGTGAACTTAAAAACTTTGTTTCAAATGCAAATTCTTTTAAGGCAAAACCAGGCGGTTCAGACGACTTGGTAATGTCTTTAGTACTATGCTTAAGAATGGTAGATTTTGTGAGTACATTTGAGGACGATGTATATAATGTAGTAAATAGTGGTCTCGGTTGGGACGACTTCAATAGTGATGATGGTGATGATTACGACCAACCCATGCCATTAATTTAAAATGATTCCTGCTAATATTTATAGCAATGAAAATATCAAAACCCATCTAGGTGTTTTTACAATCCCTAATGGATTTGAAGAAGAACTTGTATTAAAAGTACTTAAAAAAGGACAAAAAGAATTCTTTAATTGTTTTATACATGACACATATATGACAGAACAATTTTATGAAATAAAACCGTCATCATATTTTATACAAGATGATAAATCTATTGGTGTCTATCATATTAAGTTTAATTTAAATTTGTTTAAAAACGGATATATAGATTCCGAATTTCTTTTTATCTTTCCTGATATTGTTTTGCAGGAACATATAGATAATAATTGTATCATAGTTTTTGATATAAGCACTGATAATATAATGCCTGAAAAAGGACAGACAGAATGGGAAGATGCATTAGTAGATGTAATTGAAAATACAGTTACACATTATAAATTAAATAAAAAAGGATGTCTATTAATCTCTTGTTTTGATAAAACCAAACAATATCTAAATATGCCAACAATAGGTGTCAATACAGTATTTCAGTTCTTTAAAGATATTAATAAAGAAAATGTTTTAGATATTAAAGATAGAAAATATAAAATACGATGTTTTAATGGCACACATAGAATGCATAGAATAAAATTTTTAGAAAAAATTATAGATAAACAAGGATTAAACGGTAATAATATTTCTTATTGTTTAAAAGGTGACATACAAAATCAATTAGAAGCCATAGATAATGAAATTGATAATGATAAAATAAAAGGATTATTGCCTTTATCAGGAGACGATGCTGGTGTAACAGATTTTGCAAACAATTCAAAAGATGTTAAAAGGACCTATCATAAGACTTGTGTTCCAAGTAATTACATAGACTTTATAACAGAAACAGAATATTACAGAAGAGAAGTCTATTTAACTGAAAAAACATCTAGAGCAATTATTTGTAAGACTCCTTTCGTATTACTGGCAACACCGTATTCTTTAGAAACACTTAAACAAAAAGGGTTTAAAACATTCAGTAAATATTGGGACGAGTCCTATGATATTGTTTTAAACCATAATAAAAGGTTAGATATGGTTTTCAAATTATTTGAATTTTTTAATGATCTTAGTAAAAATGATTTAGAAACTATATTAGATGACACGAAAGATATACTTGAATACAATAATCAGCACTACAAATGGTATCAAAAAGAATATATGTGTTTAGACTCTTGTAAAAAATATTTTGAAAAACTAAATTTTGATAAATAGTTGTATGGCTATAAATATCAATACAGTATCTGAAAAACTATTTAATATACTTAAAGGGTTTGGGTACGAAGTAAAAAGTTACAATAAAGAGGGTAAATTAGTTATAAATCCTCAAGAAGCAACACGTTTTGCTGTCGCTGAGCCTAATCTCTTAGCAAGAATAGATGTAAACGACAAAACAATAGTACTTGCAACAAGTAATGATCTTAGTGAATCTCCTGTTAGGGGTATGGTAAAAAACCTAGCACAGGATTACTTATTAAATTTTGATTACAGAGTATTTGATAAAAAGTTAAAACCAAAAGGTGAAAACGTAGACATTGCCAAAAATGCGGAGAAAGATATGGCAGAGGTTATGGAAGAAATTAATGAAGCAAGTTTAGGTAAAATGACTGGTAGCAGAAAATCCAGTTATCAGCCACTAGCAGATAATGTTAAAATTATTGTAAGACACAACAAAGACGTTAATGAAGAAGTACGTGGTGCTAGAAGCAGAAACATTCACAGTATATTAATACAACGTGGAGAAGAGAAATTTAAGATGGCAGAAAACAATCTGTCAGCCGCAAGAGCAATGGCAAGACATTTGCATAATGGCGGAGAAACTTTTGA